CGCTTGCGAAGCAGAAGTTACCTGGTTAATTACACTACTTAAAACAGCTGTGTAATCAAGAACAAAATTACACTCGTATCTACTATGATAATATTGGGAAACATTTGCTGGCAAAGTTGGCACTTCATCACAGTAATTTGCCCAGGCCAATATTGAAGAAGTATCTAATCTTGTTTTAGCGATAGCTCTTTTATTTATAGGGCCTGTTAAAAGATCAGCATATATCCAGGCAGGATTACTTGTTTGCTTTTTCACCCACTGTGTACCATCCCATGTATCTAAAACAGATGTGCATATAGCATTTAAGTTTTTAATAGCACCGCTTAATTGATCAGTTGCTTTTATTCTTAACTCTAAAAACGTATGTCTTAACGGAGTATTGATTGGATCAATATTAAATCTAGTAGTAGTTGTTGCAAAGTTCATCCCATCAGTTATTTGGAAAGTGTGCCCACCATAACTTCTAACTCTTGTCATTCTTATTTTGATACTATTTGTTGTTGTTGGAGTAAATTTAAATGTTCCATACAAAGGAGTTGTCTGGATACCAGAAAAAGTTCCTATTCCTCCACCATCACCTTTTTTACTTATTCTAGAATCACCTGAACCTATTAATGTGCTTTGTCCTCTATTTTCGCCTAATCCTTTAAAGTCTTTATAATAATATATATTTTGATCATAGTTAAAATAATCCCAAAATACTTCAACTGTAAATTTTGCCGGAGTAATTGTGTGCCAATATCCAGTTCCATTAAAAGCATCTATTGAAACAACCTTGCCAATAATTAAATTATTGAGCATTATATTTTCACCAATAGTTAAACTTGTTGATAAATATATTCTAGTGCTTCCTTTTCTTATACCAAAAGATCTTTTTACGACATTGTCACGAGAGCGATCACCATCATTATAGCTAGTGAAAAAGTTTTTATTATCTGGATCATATGCCCACCTCCAGCTATCAACAGGAGTTTCATTTATTTGTGTCAAAAAAGATGCCCATTGTCCGCTTGGAATATATAAATCAGTATAATCAATAGCCGCTTGTTGAAAGTCATCTGTTTGGCTTAAGTCATCATAGTTATACCAGTTTTCCGTTCCAACTTCTGCAAACTCCAATCTTACTTCAACATATCTAGTTAATCTTGAACCATCTGTTCCAAAGGTTGTTAGCCCTTGCCCAAAAGCAACTGTTGCTATAATCTCTTGTTTGCTTGCACTTGTATTAGTTGCAACATTTCTTGTCACTTGATATGCGATTGGATCTGATCCAACATCTTGTTCATTTGAATTTAAGTTTACTGAGACATTATCTTGAGCAACATCACCTTTATATATTTCAAAACTTGAACCTAATTGTTCATCCCATACTCCTTCGTCCGTAGCTGGTTTATTTAAATCGACTAATCTGTAGGTAACATTATTATATACTTTAACTTCTCCGTTAGACTCAACTCTGTTATATGATTCAATAGGTGTGTTACCTATTTGAATATCCTCAACGTGTGTTGGGCCGTATCCAAAATCATAGATAGCATAAAAGTATTGAACGAGCTCACCTGTAATTGGATCAGCCTCTATTTCAGTGTATTGATTAGCTGCTATAATAGGAAACATTCTATGCCTACCATAAACCTTAGGAACACCACCATATTTTTTCATAGAGTTTGCCTGACTGGTAATAGTAAACATTTGACTATCATTGTAACTAAAGGCAGATCCTGCGCTTGATTCAGATTGTGTTGGAGGAGGTATAAGAGCGTTCATTAGTAAAGACGTTCCAACACTAACAGCTGCTGTAAAGAGAGCTGCGGATACTCCAGTTAGCCCAAAAGCTCCGCTAGATAAAACAGTCGCAACTATAACAACAACTGATTTAAATATAGATCCAACATTATCACCTTTAGGAATAACAGCGATTAACACATTGGCTTCTTTTTTAGGAGAAGTTAATTGCCAAAAATCTTTATGTATTTCATAACCATCTATGAGTATTTTAAAATAATCTTCTTTTGATTCACTGTCTGGGAATTTATTTGATACGTCTTTATAGTATTCTATTAACTTTTTACCACTAACATAAGGTAAAATTATTTCCTTATCACTTAAGGGATTTAATCTTGCTTTAATTTTAGACATTTATAATACCCTTCAATTCGTTTGCTATATTTTTTTAATCGCTCAATAACACACCCTGTTGCTTTAGTTGTGTGTAGGAATAATTCATCATTTAAATATATCCCAAGATGACAGGAAAGACCACTAATGTTAAATAATATAATATCCCCAAAAATAGGTTTTTTGACTTCTGTAAAATTTATTTTATATTCATTAATCATTTTATTAGCCTTTTCTCTTTGCGGAGTGTCAATATATGGCAAGAATAAATTATGGTTAAAAATTTCCTGATAAAAAAGTTTTACTAATTGATAGCAATCGTATTTCTCGTAAGGCAAGCCTATAAAATTAAGAAAAGATTCCTGGATATAAGCTTGGTGTATATTTTTCACTTGTTAGTTCCGTATTTAAAAAATCATCTAAAAATAAACTTGCTGTTATTCTTTGTGCATTATATTGAACATTACTTATTTTTAACTCGGCCAATTCTATTTCAACTACATCTGGATCACTGGCAAGTATTAATTCCAATTTTGCTGATATTGGAGTAGTTACTGTTCTTATTTCTGTAATAAGTTCAAGCGAAACATTATCTAGTTCAAGTTTTGCACCACGAGCTGTAGTTCCATCATCAGGAGGTAATGTTATTTTCATTGGAAAAGCTTGAAAAATATTTCCCCTACTTGTTATGTTAACAGTATTATTCACTAACCTAATGTCAGCAAAACTACTATGACTTATTGTAAGTAAGGTTAGAAATGGATCAGCACTCTCTGATCCATATAATTCAGATAGTAATTTATTTGATAATTGCCTACTCATGGTATTTCTACCCAATTAAAATTTACTATAAAGTATAAACCACCAAGAGGTGTAGCCGTTGGAGGTGTTACAAACCTGTATTCAGTTATTACTTGTGTAATTGGATGTGTAAAATTAAATGTTAATACACCACCGCCTAATGTAGTTTTATAAAAAGTTTCAAGTGTAGTCCAATCGTCTTTATGTAAATTAATTGTACCAGAAGTTGTATCAATACTTTTTGTATGCCTAGCTCTTTTTTTAGGTAACGATGTTTCCATATTTGAAGTTATAGTTGTTTCACCAAAATTAGTATTAAACCCTGCTTGGTTAAATTTATCCTGCAATGTTACTGGAAAAACTTCTGCCATTATCTACCTCTTCTTGCTATTCCAAAGCTCTCACCAAATGTTGAGTCTAATGATCCGTTAGATATATTTTCTTTTATTTTTTGATTAATAATAACATCAAGAATACGACCACCTTTACCGTCATCGCGTTCTTGTTTTTTAACTTCACCACCTGTATTGTTTATAACATTAACAGTTACACCTGAACTAGCGACTCCGAGTTTACCATTTTTTCTCGATAATGGTAAAATAGCTTCTGGTCCAGCTTCTCCCATAATACCTTGTTTATTTCCGCTATAAGTAAAAGGAGTTGCGCCATTTACTATTCCGCCACTAGCAAACATTGATACACCTGATCCAGAAGGAGCAAAACCGTTTGCGGCTAAAGTTCCTCCAACAGCTGATGTTCCGCCAGTAGGTGCTCCTAAATTAATACTTGGCCCACCAAGTAATCCTTGTGCTAGTGGTGCAATTACCCTTGCTCTTATTATAATTTTCAATAAGTCGTCTAACACTCCCTGGGTAAATTTTTTAAAATTAAATTTGCCAGTTTTTGTAAACTCAAATAAAGCATCCCCTAGTTTATCAAAAGCTGATACAGTTGCAGTTGACATTTGAGCAGCAACATTTCCTGCCTTATCTACAACCTCTTGAAGTCCGCCATTAATACCTAATATTGTCGCATCCCATAGTTCGCCGTAAGTATTTATACTTGCGTTTATTTCAATTAGCTTTGAGTTGTATTCCTGTAAGGTTATTTTACCAACTCCAAAACTTTCATTTAATTTATCTATTTCAACAGATTTAATAGCGTCACTATATTCCTTCATATTAAAAGATCCATCAAGTATTAGCAGATTAAACTTAGAAAACTCACCATTTGATATTTTACCAGCTTGAGTAAATTTTGCCATTTCATCGGCCAATTCGCTTATACTTGTTTTAGCTTCTCCACTTGATAGTTTTTTAAGTTTTTTATCTATATCGTCTATTTCCTTCCCTGTTGTGTTTATTTTGTTAGTAAGTTCTTTAGCGAACAATGAATCTAATGGATTATCTTTTTTGTTAAAACCAAATA